AGCCGTGAACGTGTGCGTCGTCGCGGTCGTGACGAGCACGTTCATCAGCACTTCGTAGGTCGCATCGGCCGCGCCGACGAGCACCGCACAGACCGAGGCGACCGCCGCCGCCGCGCCGACGCTGCGTCCTGACGCGACGTTCAGCGATTCGAGCTGGGTCACTAGACGATCTCGCACTCGGCGGCGAGCGGCGCGATCCGATACGCCGCGTCCCCGTCGCCGATTTGCACGTGCGGACCCTGCTCGTGGACGCCAATCACGACGCCCTCGTAATCGCCGGCCTTGTGCTCGCTCCACGGCGACGGCCCCTTGCTGGAGACCTTCACCTTCTGGCCTTCGGCGAACTCCTGCCCCTTTTTGTCTCTGGCGGCCATGCGTTACCTCGCGATGTAGTCGACCACGACCTCGTAGGTCGGGCCGGTGGACTGAGCGGCCGCCCACTGATAGAGCAGCCATGAATAGCCGGGCGGAATCGCAACCGGCGCGACCGGCACCGAATACCACTGCGCGACCGTCGTCGGCGTCAGCATGCCGCCGGTCGATCCGGCCGTGGTGCCGAACACGAACTCGATCTGGTCCCAGACCACATCGATATTCGCGCCCTTCACGAGCGAGTTGCCGAGCAGGCGACGGTTTGAACTCGCCGACGAGGCGAGCACCGCGCCTGCCGTGATGGTCGCGCCCGCGCCGTTGCCGCTGCCCGCGTTCGTGTTCGCGCTGACGAGCGCCGTGCCGCCGCTTGAGAAGCGGTTGCCCTGGTCGAGCGCCTGCGTGAACTGGATGCGCGTGCCGCCGACGCTCACGACCGTATCGGTCAGCCGCACCGTGACCGGCGTGATGGTCTTGCTGCCGCCGTTGTAGACGAGCAGGAACGGCTTGGTTTCGTCGAACGTGGTCGGCGCGGCGTGGCCGAGAATGCCGGTCCCAGGCGTCGGATTGACCGCGACGTAGCGGGATCCTTCGATGGCCGCCCACAGGTCGCGATTGAGCGCCGACGCGATGACGGAATCGCCGTAGGCGTCCGTGCGGCCCAACTGCGCGGACGCATTGCCTTCAGCGGAGGCGGACGGGAGAGCAGTGTTGACAGACATGATAGATACTCCTGAAAAAGTCTAACTGCCCTAGCCGGCCGTCGTGAAGGTGATCGCGCCAGTCCCAGCGCCACGGCCGTCCACGAACCAATTCGTGCCGTCCGACCACACCTCCACGTAATCACCTAACTTTTCGGCCGTCGCCACGAACGAAATCGTATCCTCGCTCTCGGCTGGGACGTCTGAGTTCAGGACTTTCGCGCCGCCCTGGATGATGTCCGCGAGGGCTGGCGTAATGACCGTGAAGTTCGTCGTCGCGAAGGCCGCCGCCACCGTGAACCGGAAGCGCAGCCCTGCGGCCACCGCGGGCAACGTAATCGCGAAGCCCGCGGCGGCATTGAGGAACACGTTGGTCCCGGACTGCGCCGCCGTGAGCGCGAACGCCACCGTCGGCGTCAGCGACGTCGACGTGCCGAGCGACCCCGTGCTCGTGGGGTTCGTCAGGGTCGCATTGACATACGTCCCGCCCGTGTCGGTCGCCCCCGTGCGGTTGTAGTTGGTCGACGGGACGTAACCCCCGCCGAGCGCGCCGTCACCATTCGCCATTAGTGCGCACTCACGCCGAGCGAATACAGCGTGTAGGCGTCCGATGTCGTCGGATCGGACTGGTTCTTGACGCCAGTCACACGCACCAGGAAGATGCGCGTGTTCACCGTCGCGACCGTGAGCGTGTTGCCGGTCGCGCTCGTGCCGCCAGTGCCCACCGCTACCGTCGCCGTGTTGTTGCCGGTGTTCCGCAGGTAGAAGATGAACGAACAGCCCACCGACGCGCCAGGAATCGCCGCGTTGAGCAGCGTGGCCGTCGGGAGCGTGAACGTGGACGCGCCGGCCTCGGTATCGATGAGCAAGCCGCCGAGCAGTTCGGCCGCCGTAATCGTCGCATCCGATGGATACGTCGTGACGGTGCGGTTCTCGTAGACGAGCGACGTGAACAGCGGGAAACCCTGCTGTGGCGTGTAGGAAGTCAGTGCCATATGCGTCTCCTCTTATGCGGACAAGATGCCGACGCAGTGGTCGACGTAGAAGTCACCGAAGCCGATCGGGCAATCGATGCGGTTGATCCACGAGCTCGTGCGCGCGTCGAACTGGCGCAGGTAGCGCACGCTCAGCCCCGACACCGGATCCTGCGTCTGTGAACAGATGCAATCGCCGCCGGACTCCGGGCCGTCAAGCTTGACGCCGGCCATCGCGAACGCCTGGTCGGTGATCGCAAACCCGATGATGCCGGACTTGCCGTTCGGGCTGGTCGTGCCTGGGAACAGCGTGAGCGCCGCGCTCGCGAGCGGGAGCGCCACGACGTTCTGATACGGCGAGCCGGGGCCGAAGATACCGGGCGAGATGGTGATGGTCGCCGACGTGCCGGAAATCGTCTGGTCAGCGCTGAGAATCGTGAACAGCTTCGGGCTCCCGGTGCCGCGGCGCGTCTGCGGGTTCGCCGCTTCCGTGCTCGCGATGGAGAACTTGTTGCCCTTCTTGAACGTGTCGCCGCTGGTCACCGTCAGCGCCAGCGTGGTGATTTCGGCCGTGCCGGTCTGCGTGCTCGTGACCGTCACCGCGCCCTGCCACGTCGCCGCCGTGTGGTTGTAGAGCGACATCGATTCGAACCAGTCGAATCCGCCCTGATGACCGATCGCGCCGTCCTTGTATTGCTTCGAGATGGCGTCGGCAGGCTGCATGAACGCCATCGCCGCCGCGACCATCGACGTGTTGACCTTCGGCGGGATGATGAACGCCTTCTTGCCGCGATACCCTGCCATCTCCTGCAACACCTGACGCGCCGCGCCGGTCGTCGTCTGGAACGACGTCGGATTCGTCCCGAGCACACCGACGAAGTTGTTGCAGTGGTCCGTCGCCCACAGCGCCGCGCGTGATTCGATCTGCTGCGCGATTTCCGCCGCTGCTGGCTCGGAATACGCCTTCCGCAACGCCGCTTCGCCGCGCTCCATCTTGAGCGCCTGCTCGAAGCTGTCGTATTCCCAGGGGACCTGAATGTTCTGGTCGATCGTGACGCTCGTTTCCCGGCGCAGGATGGGCTGCGCCTGATACGGCAGCCCTTCGAACGACAGCGGGCGCCAGGGGAACTGCTTGCGCAGCGTGGCACCAATCGGGAAAGCCTTGTTGAAGTCCTTCTGGTCCTCGGTGTTGAAGTAACCCGCCAGCATCAGCTTGTTCTTGAGGATGCGCAGCGTGTCGGCCGAGAGGAAATCGGTGTACTTGAAAACGTTCGGAGTTACCGGCATACGCCTGCCTCGGCGTGGGGCGGAAGGCTATCGGTTGGCGGCGAGCGCCTTGCGATTTTCTTCAGCTTCCCACGTTGGATAATCCCCGCGCGCGAGGGCGGCTGCGGCGGGATCGGCCGGCGTGGCAGATCGAGCAGCAAGCGTCGTCGGAGGTGCGGGGGCCGTGGTTTGGGTTTTGGCCGCCGGACCTGCCGATGCAGACGTGCTGGTCGTTGGAGTCGTGTCGAATTTGTCTTCGAGTCGTCCCAGCGCTCGGAGTTGCGCTGCTGGCGCCAGCCGCGCGATGCGGTCCGCCTCGTCCTGATGTGCCGCGAGATAGTCGGCGATTTCGCTACCGAAATCGGATTCCATGATGGTGTCACCGATGGCCGTGCCAGCGTTCAGCGTGGCAAGAAACGCATTCAGCGTGGCGGCCTTCTCTGGATGCTTCGCGATGAAACCGTCGCGGCGGTCAATCCACGCATCGCGGCGCTGGATGAACGACTCGCGCTGCGCGGTCGCCTTCTCTGCCTTCGCCGTCTTGTCCTTTTCGAACGCGGACTTCGCTTCGCGACGGCTATGCGTCCAGTCGGCTAGCGCCTCGGTGAAATCTGCGTAGGTCTCGAATTTATCTTCGGTGGGACGCGGCTCGGAGAACTGAAATTCATCGTCCTTTGGCTTCGCGGCCGGTTCAGCCACGGGCGCCGTGCGACCAGCCTTGAGCGCCTGAATCTCCGCCTCAAGCGCGCGGGCGCGCAAGTCAGCTTCCGTGCTCTTGCGGATGAGGTCGTTGATTTGCTGCTGGCGGGACACCTTGCCGGTGCGACGGTCGGCGGCGAGCGTAGCGGCTTCGGCAGGCGCGGGCGCGGGCTCACCGGCAGGCTCTGGCTCAGGTGCGGGCTCCGGGTCCGGCTCGTCGTCCCCGTCAGCCGTCGTCGTGACCTTCGCCGGCTCCGGCCATTCGCCGGTCATGTCCCACGTCGACCGCGCTTCCGGCGTCAGCGCATTGAGACGGTCCTGCGCACTGAGTTCGGGAATCGCCGTGTCCGGTGCCGAGTCACTCATGGGGCTGTTGCACGGCAGTATCCGCCGTTTTCGCGCCGATTGCAAGTAAGTCGCATTCGTGGCACAGCGCCCGCGCGCCATCGACGCGGAATTGGTCCGTCATGCGGCACCAGAACCGCTCCCCGCATCGACAGCACACGAAGCGGATATATCCCCAGGCAGCCATCAACGCACTCCCGCCAGCGCCCACGCCGCGAGCGCGAAACACACTACGGCGGCCATGAGGTAACGGGTCATACCGGCACCTGCGCCGCCATCTCCGCTTCATGCGCACGCCCCTCGGCCGCCTGCCGTTCGGTAGCTTCGCGCGCGGCCTTAGCCTCGGCTGATTCGTGTGCCTGCCCGCGTTCCGTCTGCGCAGCCTCGTGCTGACGCGCGCGCTCCGCCTCGGTCGATTCGTGCGCTTCGGACGTGGCCTGCTGCATGACGCCGAGCGCCCGTTCGCGCGCGTCAATTTCGGCTTGAATCTCCAACTTACGGACCTCGTATTCCGCGAGTTGCAGCTTCGTCGCTTCCTGCATACGGACCTTCTCCAGCTCCGTCTCCGCTTCGAGTTGCGCGATGCGCCACTTCATCTCAACTTCCGCCGCGGCCGTCACCGCATCCGCCTCGGCCTTCACCTGCGCGCTCTGAATAGACGCCTGTTGCTTCGCCTGATCCGTGGCGATCGCTTGCTGCAATTCCTGATTCTGCTGCTGTAACTGCTGGCCGGCCGCTTGGAGTTCTGCCACCTGCTGCGGCGTCGGCGGCGCGCCGTCTTCGGGCGGCTTCGGATCGATGGTTTCCGCCATCGAATCGCCGACTGGACCGACATCCTTCAAGCGAATCGCATCCGCGATCAGCTTCGACGCTTTCTGCGGCCCCACGATTTGCAACAACTCGGCGTTACCGACAATCGTATCCGCGAACTCGCTCGACGCCTGCCGCTCGGACTCCTTCGCCGGCCCCACGCTCAGCGTCACATCGTGCTGAAAGTCGTCGCTGAGCATGATGGCGTCTGCGTCGTTCGGGTCGTTGATTTTCTGTCGCTCTGGCTGGTCCTGGTCGTTGCGAATCGTGACCTCGCCAACGGTATCGTCGTAATGCGGGATCAAGTCCACTGCCATGACGCCGACGCGCGTAATCATCCCGTCCAGATGGTCGACGTGATGAAACGACCCCTTCTGTCCGCTCGATTCAATGCGGTCGAGCGCCTTGCCGGACTTCTGATTCTGGCGCTGCGCCTCCGTCGGCAGCGGGGACGTCCCCGCCGCGGCTTGAATCGAGCGACGGAACGACTCGCACGCCAGTTCGATATTCTGGAGCGGCGGATCCCACGACTGGCGCTCCGGGAGCGGCAGTAGGTGCTGCTGCCCCGTCGCTTCCGTGAAGGGCTTGACTTCGAGATACGGCACCGGCTCGTGATTCGCCTTTGTCCACGCTTCAGTGTGCCCGCGGAACTGCCCTTCATAGCCGACCCACGTCGTGCGCGGCACGCTGCCGAGCGTTTCGACCTTGCACGTCAGCGCGTAGGCCAGTCCCATAACCGGCTCGCGCATCAAACGCACCATCGACAACATCCGGCGCTCCGTGCCGCCGTCCGAGTCGACGTAGAGCACCTTGCCGTAGCAAGAGAAAATCGGTATCCAACGTCCCGGCCACGGCGTGCGCTTCTTCTGGCCCGGCTTCGCGAGCAACTCGACGCCGTTCGTCAGGTATTGGCAGACATACGGGAACTCAACCATTTCCTCAGACGCGATATCGACATCACGCGGCACAGAAGGCAGTTTACTCGCGAGATAGCCGCGGTCTGGATCGGCCTTGAGGAACACGACGCGCCGGAGCCATTTCTCAATCGCCCAGTATTCCGCCAGCGTGACGCTATTACCCTTGAACCAGGACGGCGCAATCTTTTCGGCCGCGTCGAAGTCGGTGACTTCCGCGTTCGCAAACTCGCGCTTGAAACCCTTCCGTGAGCGAGAGGCGTCGAGGATAAAGGCCCACTCGATTTTGCTGCAATCGGGCGAGAGCATCGCGCCGACCGGATCCACGAGGCACACGTCAGGATTTGGCAACGCTTCGATCCGCAGCTTCATCTTCTTGCTCAGCGGACTGACGCGCTCCGACACGAAGCGCCCATAGCCATACGACCGCTGGAGCGCGTCCTCGAAGATCGGAGAGTAGACATCGCGCTGCGCGTTGCTCTCGTATTCGATTTGCCGGAGTCGGCCTTGAAGGAAGGCGGCGGTCTTGTCGTTTGCGCCGTTCCCGATCGGCGTCACCTTCACGCCGCGCTTGTTCTGCCGCACGTCGTTGCCGGTCTGATTCAGGTATTGCCCGATTTCATCGCACGAGCGCGCGGGACGCATGTTCAACTTGCGCTGTGCGAGTTCTTCCGGGGCCATCGCTTCCCAGACTTTCCCAGCCACGCACAAGACGTCCTTGCGGCCCTCTTCGCGCACGTCCGACCATGCCTCGGTCGCCTCGGATCTCCGCTCGCGGAGTTCTTCGAGGATCTCTTCGTCGGGGCGTTCGGGTGGGGCATTATCGGAGGGCGTCATACCGCGCCACCGCCTGGCACGTCCGAGCCGATGTCGGGCGGCTGTGCTGGCGTGCGAATATCGCGCGGATAGCGTCGGTGGAACTCCGCGAGCGACATGGTTTCGATTCGCACGACACCCTTGTCGATCGCGTCGAGATACTCAGCCCAGATATCTGGAGTAGGCGGCGTGATGCGTGTGTGGTTCATACGGTTAACCGCCAGTGCGCCCGTTCACTTTCCACAGGTCCGGTCGGGTATCCTGCGGCCCAACCGAACGGACGCACCGGCTACGGCGCATGGTAGCACGGTCAGCCCCACGCCGTTACGCGACATGGGGCTAACCCCAAGCCGAAACTGGCCGGTACGGCTTCACGGGCGGCGCCTCTTTCACCGCCGGCTGATTGCCGAAGTTCGCTTCAAGGTATTCGACCACGTTCATCGGATGCTCATGCCAGCCATCCTTCTTCGGCTTGCGCATCTGCTTCGAGCCGACGCTCACCATGTGCGGATCCCACACGTAGCCCGATTCGAACGCGGACGCGACCATGCGATGCGTGACGGCGCCGTGCTCGGACAGTCGAATCCAGTGCTCCTGGTTGTCCGACACGCGCAGCGCTTCGTCCCCGTTCAGGTCACGCTCGCGCATTTGCTTCACGATTCGGTCAATCAACGCCACGCGCGCCGCGGGACTATTCGAGTCCTCCACATAGCGCGCGTGAATGCCGTGGCCGCGTAACGTTTTGCTCATGTCGAGCCCTACAGGATTCGACACGCCGGCCGGGTCACAGCACCAGACCGTTTCGATGGGCTCAGGAAACCAGCGGTTGAGATACCCCTTCGCCGCCGATAGAAATGGGTCGAGATGCAGGTTCTGACCGAGGATGCCGCCCAGGTAGCGCACTTGCCCAACCACACCGACCTGACGGGCGATGATGCACGGGTGATGCTTCCCGAAGTCGAGGCCAACTTCCAGCCGCAGGCGCTTGTCGTAGGCGCACGGCCCTTCATGCCGCGAGCGGAGAAACGCGCCCTTCCGCGAGCCATCAGCCGGCGTGCCATAGACCGGATCGCCGAGGATCTGCGCGCCGCGCTGCCCGAGAATCAGCGTTGAGTGAATCGGCGTGCCGGGCGGATGCGCGTCTTCCATCTCCGCGATGTAATTCGGCGGTAGGTTGTGCGCGTTGTCGTGCGTGGCGAGCGGGTAATACGCGCGATTGGGCTTCAGCGCGCGGTCGTGCGGAAACTCTTTCGCAA